ATTCAGGCTATAACCTATGAGCATGCGACTAAGCATCAGCTTGAGAAATTCAAGTCCAATGTTAGGTCGGATACTCGCTCTGATAGAACTATCAGATTTTCTGATAGGCTCCTTCAAAGGCTTGAAAAGCGTTTGACTGCGAGACTTCGTGAAGTCAGCAGACCATTTGGTCCTGCTGATCTAACGAACAATGTACTGCCTCTCGAAAGAGACTCCGTACAGACATCGGCTAATAAGTCGACGCTGCGCGCGGCATCGCTCGTGCCATCGCTGGCCACGGCGCCTCGCACCTATCGTGCAGTTCTTGAGCTGTACGCAGACGCGGTTACGCAGTTATACACTGCTCCCCGTATCTGTAAAACTCGTTGGAACTCTCTTGTTTCGCGAGTCGACGGTGACAAGGTTGTCAAGGTACCTAGAAAGGTTAGCCTCAGACCATTTATGGCGAGAGACTACGACGGCGACATTGATATGTTCGACGATACAGCTGAATATTCAGCTCCTGGTAAGGCCGACTTCGTCGGTCGACTGGACTTCCTTCAGAAACCTGGAGGTAAGCTCAGATCAGTAGCTAATATCAACAGATTCGTCAACTACACAATGGCACCCTATGCCAAGGCACTGGAAGACGTGTTCTACTCTTTCCCACAAGTGTCGGTCAAAGACCAGCACGATGGGCTAAGGTGGGCACAACAACAGCTAACTTTCGAAAAGGAATTAACTTCCCTCGATTTGTCGGCTGCTACTGATACCCTCGATTACCGAGTGTTTACCAGAGGTCTCAAAAGAGACTTTCCTGGTAAGACCGGCTTACTCGAAGAGTACGCAACGTACTTCGAAGAGTTGTCATCATTACCGTTATGGTGTGATGGCATTGACGGTCCAGTTCAGTTTAAAACTGGACAGCCACTTGGCATGAAGGGATCCTTCCAGACTCTTACAGCTATGAATCTTGTTGCTGGGCTTACTGCCTGCAAAAGATCCAGTTACCAAACTGACTCGTTTAGAGTTGTTGGTGACGACTTTGTCTGTCACTCTGAAATCGCTGCCGCTTATAGCGACGTGATACAGAGTTGGGGTGGCTCTACTAATGTAGAAAAGGCTATGCAGTCCAACAAGTATGCCGAGTTCCTCTCACATATTGTGAGTAAGGACAAGGTGTATGTTACTAAACCTAAATATAGGCCTGGTAACAAGCTTGTCTTCTCAAACCTAGATAAAGCTAAGATTAGATCTCTAAAAGGGATCTATCGCTTAACTCCTAGTGAGGCTGATGCAGTTGACATAATGTCAGCTTATTCAGTCGATGAGATGGACTACAGAACCAACCTCCCTCATTTTAGGTCGAAAGACCACAAAATGGACGACTACAGTCTATCTGTAATGTCTGCAGCACTCGATGTGGTCGCTGATCTGCGCCAGGCGCAACCTGATGAATATCAGGTAAATAGTATCATCTTCGATTATCTCGAAGAGGCGGATCCTTCGATCTTAGATCGAGTCCGTCAATCTCTCGATGTCGAGAGGATACCTAGTGGCCTGGTTCGTGGTAGCACCACTACTATGCCGGTTAGCACTGAGGTTTACGATCATAAGATCGGTAAACGACGTACAAAGACCTCTAAGTCACAGGACTATGAGTCCGCGCTTCAGAAGGCCGACGATATGCGTAAGATCCATAAGGTTCTTACTACTGGTGAGGATGAGCCAATTAATATTGGCAACATTTCTCTACCAGCGAGTGAGATTGCCTTACAGGCACTAGAGCAAGAAGCTCCAGACCGTAAGATCGCCGCTACAGTTACTCGAAAGAGGAAACTGCCTGATTTATCAGGTATCGACTGGAGTACCGCTCGTCGAAAAGACGAGTACGAGCGCTAACTAAGGGAACTCCATCAACAGATGTTGAATGGTTCAATGGAATATCCGACCGACGCAAAAGGTCGGACGAGAGCTGCTCCCAAAAGAGAGTCAAACTCTCTCTAGG